ACCTGCTGTAATAACCGAACCGTCAGCACACTCCCAATACGGGCGGTCCGTTGTCTTGATGTTCTTCTTTTCGACTTCGACCTTTGAAGTCTTTCCGTCGTAAGTTATGGTGCAGTTATCATTGACTGTAAGCCAATGATCTGTGTCAGCAGGCACAGGGTTGTTCCATGAAAATCCCGAAGTGCTGTAGCCAAGCTGAGTAAGAGTATAGTACACCAAGCCAGAGCAATCAATTCCAAGGTTTCGGATCGTATCCACGCTTAGAGCCTGATACTGACCCTGATCATACGCATACCAGTAGCCCTTGTTTCCATAGGTATACGGCGTACCCAGCAAAGTCGCCGCCTTTGCGATCACCGTATCTGCCGACGGGAACGCTGCGTTTTCAGTCGATGAGCTTGCCGCATTCGCTGTAATAACTCCGCTCATAGATGAGCCGAGCATAGAAAAAGCACAGAGTCCTGCCATGAACCCTGCGCTGAGTTTCTTTAATATTTTCGATTTTTTGAACATAAAGTGCATTTCTCCTTTCCATTTTTGCAAAGAAAAAGAGCCGGATTTCGGCTCTTTCGTTTGCACATTTTAATATATTTCATCATATCTTTGGTTGCTTATCAAATCCGCCCCTGATACATATGATTCATCAATATCTATTATTTCGCTGAATCCGCAGTCGTTATTCAGCAGAAATCCTTGTCCCTGCGTATCAAGAACAAACCATGTTCCGTTTACCTTAACGACATTTGCTACATGACCATACAGTTTTGACGGCGTCCATGCAAGATAGCATTCCAGATCTGTACCTTTGCACAAATAGTAGGTCTGCCACGAATAATTCACACAAGTGCCCGAACCGTTTTCAGTCATCCAGTTGTATACCGCCTCTGCCTTGCTGTAATCAGAGCCGTTATGAGATAAGCTTCTGCCGATATCCATATATCGTTCTTCCTCAATAGGCACCGGCAAGGGTGGTTGAGTCTGCGGCACTGTTGTAGTCTCAGGCTTTGTCCTTGCGACAGGCGGATTTGTTACCGTAGGTACTGCCGATGCTGACGGCTTTGCTGTTGTTGATTTGGTGGCATTCTGAGGCTTCTCATTGGACGGCTGGGCGTTCTGCTCCGCTAAGTTATTATCCTGAGAATTGTTGGATGGAGTATTATTCTGCACAGCTTGGTTATTACCCTGTACAGCGTTATTCTGCCCCTGAACCGAATTGCCGCCTGTATTTGAAGTGCTTGATTTCTTAGCCGCAGTTACCTCAGTATCTGTCGGCTTTGAGGAAGATGATACCGTCTGCGAACTCTTTTTAATGGTCGCTGTGGTTTCACTTGTATCCATTTCTTCCTTTGCCGATGTTTCTGCGGAAACTATAGCCGTGGCCGCAGTTTGACTAGCTACTGAAGAGTTTTCGCTTTCTGTGGATTCCGATATATTTCCACAGGCTGATAAAAATACCGCACAGAATATTGATATGACCATTGCTTTTTTCATATTATCACGCTCCTTGACAAGCAATATATCACACTAATACTTTAAAATCCAGACTTTTTATTGAAGTTCTACCTTTGTCACAATTTGCACAGCATAAGCTTTAGCAAACTACATACTTATCTCCGGTGACTCTTCAAATTCTTCAAGCGGTTCGATCACTTCAGGTCTTGTTTCTCTAACAGCAACCAGCCCGATACCGGGCAGATCCACTATGATATGATCAAACTGCTGCTTGTACTTTTCTATCTGTTTATCAGCAAGTGAACAAGAATCCCACTCTCCGTATTCGTTCAGACAGTTGCCAGAAATATAGAAAGTGCCGTGAACAAGAGTATTTCCAACTATCCTGTTAGGCTTTGAGCCGTTCAGCAGAAACTCATCATTACACCAGCAAAGTGCGTCATTTGTCTGCTCAAAATATATAGGTTCAATGCTTCCTCCCACTACTTCCTGCATTGCCTGGATATCGTCCTCGATATCTTTCACATACGGTTCTTTCAGAGGTTCAAACACAAGTATCCTCATTCTTTTGCCTCACTTTCACAATACTCTTTCAGCGGACACTCGCCGCAGTCATCAAACATTGCACAGGTACGCTGTATCTCCTCTTCGGATATCCCACAGTCAAAATGCTGCTTTTTCTGTTCGTCTTGCCATACGATAAGTGAAACACCGCTGCTGTCACGTTCGACCTCTACCGTTACAGCATTTCCGTGCCTGTCATAAAGCCCAGAAAATTCTGTTTTGCCTTTTGCCGTTAAAACCTGTGCCAATATTATCTTCTTCATAAAAACCTCCTAATCAAAAAGCGAAAGCTGTTTGATAGCTTTCGCACGTTCGCTTGTGTCATAATTTGATATGAGCAGCTCTGCATACTGACAGCCGCCGTCATACCGCTGTGCCAAATTGTTCAGCCTACTTATCTCTTCAATGTGAATGTTTGGTTTATGCCATATCTCACGGATCTCAGTGCAATCGTTATACGAAACCAAAAATCTGCCTTTGATGTCAAGCAGAGCGTCACGCAGTCTGATATGGTCTTTTGCAGTAAAACCTACGTCCTTGTAGTAATTTTCAGTCGCAAAATACGGCGGATCACAGTAAAAAAAGCTGACGGGTCTGTCATACTGCCTGATAAGCCTTTCAAAATCCTTGTTCTCAACAACTACTTTCTGTAATCTTCTTGCGGCAAGGTCGATCATAGGGAAGTCCGACCACATCGAATGCGGCTGACTTCCAAAGCTGTCAAGACCGCTTGCATAGCTGTAACGTATAAGCTGATAAAACTTTGCCGCTCTGTCAACATCATAAAGTCGAGGCAGAATGCCACGCTTATGAAGTAGAGCTAAATACTCAAAATCCTCTCTTGAATCAAGCACATATCTCAGCTTGTATTTCAGCTTTGCAGGTTTATCACGAACGCAGCGGTAAAGATTCGCAAGGTTTGAATTGAAGTCATTGTACACCTCGAAATCCATACCGGGCGGCTTGTGAAACAGCACCCAGCCTGCACCGCCAAACACCTCGATATATCTTTCATAGTAAGGCGGAAATCTTGCAAGAACCTCGTCACGAAGATTTTTCTTTCCCCCTACCCATGACATAAAACTGTTCATGTTTTTCCTTTCTGCCGTTAGAACCAACAGCAGAAAAGTCGCTTTGCAAGCACCAGATTTTTGATCTGCTGTTGGCAAAACGACCTAATAAATATTAGATTTTACGCTGTTTTCAGCCCTTGATTATCGGGTCAACATAGCTGAATATGATGCGTTTCTGTTCAAGATAGCCGTTGGCTTTATTGACCTCGTTGCACAATTCCTTGTACTGCCTTTCCGAAAGTACGGGCTTTGTGGCTCTCAGCATTGCAGGAATACTGCCGAGACAAAACTTGAAGTCCACTTTAGCTTTAATTCTGTTTGTGTGCATCACTTACCTCCTTGTCCAGACGTGCGATCTCTTTTTCCGCTGCCTTAAAAGCCGCGGCAAGAGAACCTATCGTTGTTCCGATGATAACACCTATCATCATTCCAATGAACAAATACGTCATTTACATCATCTCCATTTCAAAATCTTCGGTTTCTGTCTGTTCATCATCAATTGACGTGATCTCCACATATTCGTCGATAATGCTCAGTGCTTCAACATAGCTTTCGGAAGACGTGATACGCTCGCACATTTCCTTGGCTTTATCCGGCATACCGTTTCTTTTCAGCGTTTTTGAGGCTATGCCAATAAGATTAAATACATTTCCGTCCTGACCTATCAGCGGACATTTTGGCTTTTTGGACATCACGACATCTCCTTTCCGTAATATTTTCTCAGCAGACTTATGATAAAAAGCTGACCCTTTCCCGTAACAAATGTCTGCCGATAAGTCTTTTTCAGACCATTGACCTCGAATACCGACTCCTTGACCGCAAAATATCCTCTGTCGATATATCTCTGATATGGCAGATTGTTTGACATCAGTACACCCGTTCTTTTGAGCCAGCGAAACAGCCTTGTTCTGCCGATATTGAAATTTTTATCAGCAGCAAGCTTTGCCATTGCGTTCATGTCGATTAGGTCATCTGTTCCTGCCACCTGATTTGCAAACTCCACCAGCGGTTTATCATGACGGATACGTTCATTCAGCTTTTCGATAGCCGTCATCTGAAGTCTGAACAGGTCACGGTACGGCTCGTCGAGAAACGGGAGGTAGTTTTCTATGAACATTTCCTCGTTGCTGACGTAACCCCCTGTGCGTCTGATAGTTGGGATCACCTCGGAAGTCAGCCATTTACGAAAAGATTGTGCTTGCGGCTTATCACTTCTGATAATAACCGCATAGAGTCCGCTTTCGTTAATTACGGTCATTTCACGCCGCTGACCACCTGATGTCAGTTTAACTGACATCAGCTCATCCCTGTCCAGACGACCTGCAACCATCCTTGAATTTCTGATTTCAAGAGCTCTGCATACATCTGCAATCACAAACCATGGTTCCCCGTCTTTAGTTATAGTCCTGATCCGACCAAACTTCTCGTTTTCAAAAATTTTGATTATCTGTTCCATTCGCATTCTCCTTATCAATGTCTAAAATATACTTTGCCAGAGCCTCAATAACATTGGTTGTCACCGCATTTCCTGCCTGTTTGTAAAGCTGTGCATCGGACATTCCTGTGGCTTTCACCCTTTCAAACTGCTCATCTGTAAAGCCCTGCAGCCGCCAACATTCCAACGGCATAAGCTTTCTGATATACCCGCAGTACACAACTCCGTGTCTGTCAGTAACGGTCAAAGTAAACATAGGCTCGTTTGGAAGTTTAAATCTTCGTCCCTGCTGTCTTGTTTCTGCTTTTGCAGGGTCAAGCACGGCTATCGGGTCTGTTATGAGGAACACTCCGGATTTTTCGCCTTTGTGATGACCGATACCGCTGTCCTGCCTTGCAGTAATACATCTTGCAAGCTCCGTGACCTTCGGCTCAGGATTCATATCTATCCCCAATGCGTAATATCCCTGATTACAGCTTGTTGTAAGGGTATGGGCTATCTCCTTGCCCACTCGTCCTCGCCTTGAATTCATATTTGGATATGCAAGGTCGATACTGTCGCCGGGCAGAGCTATCTGATAGCCCGACTTAGTTTTTGATTTTATCGGCAGGCCGATTATCTCATAAAGACCTGTTTTTCCGCCGAAACCGCCTGCCTGACTTGTAAGGGTTATGCTCAGTCCGTCTGCTGAATATACTCTGTTGCCCTCTCTGCCTGAAATTCTTTTGACAAGAGTTTTTGGATTTGCGTTTGTGAAAGACAATACTTTTCCGGCACACTTTTCTCTATGAAATCCGACAATATACACTCTTTTTCTGGATTGTGGGACTTCAAAATCTGCGCTGTTAAGCACTTCCCATGCGACATCGTACCCCAGTTCATCCAGCGTAGAGAGGATCGTCGCAAATGTCCTGCCTTGGTCATGTGATAGCAAACCGGGAACATTTTCAAGGAGCAGATACTTAGGTTTTTTAATGGCGGCAATCCTGGCGATCTCAAAGAAGAGAGTTCCTCGGGTATCGCTGAATCCTTTTCGTTTTCCAGCGATCGAAAAGCTTTGGCAAGGGAATCCTCCGCATATAAGGTCGAGATTAGGCAGCTCGTTTGGGTCGATCTTTCTTGCGTCATCGTAATACACCTCGTTTCTTGTATCGTACAACGTTTCGTATGCTTTCTTTGCATATTTGTCTATTTCACAATAACCGACGCACTTGAATCCGCCTGCTTTTTCAAGCCCTGAGCGAAATCCGCCGATACCTGCAAAGATATCGAAATATTTTATCATTTACCACGTTCCTTTCCGCAATAAAAAACGGCCAAGCTTCCTTAACTTGACTGTTACATTGACATATTCATTTCTTCTCCCTCTGTTTGTTCCGATTCTTCTCTGATAACGTGAAAATCGTCCACGCCTGGGAGCACTCCAAGCGTTCTTCCGTTGTCAAAGATACAATGCAAAGTGCCGATGTCATCAACGTGATCGACCCTGCCAAGAGTCCCCGACTCAACAGGGAACGGGTCATCATTCATTCTGTCAAGGCAGATGCGAGTTCCTTCGGGATATCGTTCTTTCAGCCATTCTACTTTCTTTTCGTAATACATCATAAATCACCTCACAATGTCATTTCAGGTTCTTCGGTCAGCTCTTTGGATTGAGTGCGATCCATTTCCTCCGTCGTTTGCAATGACCAGCTGTCATCAAAACTCCAAAAGCTGACATAGATCTCGCCGTCAGGAGTTTTTATCGGTCTTTGTTCCAGACTCTCTCCTGCACCGTCGCTGAGCTGACCGATAAAATATTCACGGAGATCTTCAAGTTCATCTTTCGTAAGCTGACCGTAAACGCTTGCTGTAACAACTCCCACAAGTTCTTCGTCATTTTCTTCGACAGACATAAATGCCGAAAACACCTTTTGGTCAACAGAATTTCCTCTATTGTACCAATGCATCAGACCTCGCTCTTTTTCCTCAGGCAGATTAAAATCGCTGATAAAATAATTTATCTCCGATTCGTAAGCAGAAGCCTCATTGGGTGAGATTTCATTGTATTCATCATCGTCCCATCTGCTGATCTCAAGAGGGCAGTAAAATTTCATTTCCTGCAAATGCATTTGCATATGATTTTCGTAAAGCAGTTTTGCATTTGGAATATACTGAGCATATCGTGCATAAGGTGCGCCCTCTGATTCGATCAGCAGTCCGTCGCCCTGATCGTCATCGTATATGAGCAGGCAATGATACTGATTATTTACGTCGCAGAACATAAGGTCTGTGTTTTCAGCGATCAGATCATTGTCCTGCATCGGATGCCTTTTCAGGCGTTCAAATTTGTCATGGGTGACTGCTTCTGCCTTTTCCACCACGCAAACTCTTGTACCGAACTCTGGCTCTTTGCGGAGCAGATTTGCATTGATCACAAGTTTTTCATTCATTGTCATTCCTCCGTTCGTATAGTTTTTTGTTTTTTAATAGTATAGCTGCCACATTGGTATCACAACCTTTCCTTAGAAATGAAAAAAGGCTGTTCTATCATCGTCACTTAAATTCGTGACAATAGACAAAACAGCCTTTAAAACTTTGTGAATATTTTTTCATAACAAATCGGCAGGCTAGGAGCGAAATCTGCTCAAAGTTTGCCGTTATGTTCGATATTTTTTGTTGTGTAGGGTTCGACTCCCTTTTTTTCGTGAAAACCGGTGAAAAGCATCCACGGTTTTACACTAAAATTTTTCGTTTTCTAAACATCAAAAAAGCCCGTAAATACGGGCTTTTTCAGGTGAATATCCATTTGGTATCACCAATATGGAGCTGATAGTCGGACTCGAACCGACGATCATGGGCTGTCGATAAAGCGACGTCATATCGTATTTTGATTTTTCGTGTGTAACCGCTGTATTTGCACGGTTATGCCGCCTTGGATAATTCATTCTCCGTGCCGAGTTTTCCGACAAATCTGTAATAAATCTCAATCTGCTGAAATGTTCTTCCGTCCTCAGCTTGTTCTTTGTGATGAACAACAATTTTGTCTATCAGCTCATTTAGTATTGCGGCATCCAACTTGTCGATTATGGTGTATTTTTTATAACGTTAATAAAGTTATCCGCACAATCTGATTGTCTTTTCAACTCGTCAATTTTCGATTTGAGAATAGGTAACGCCTTTTTGATTTCCACCTGTTCCAACTCGTAACTCTGCGACATAGACTCATATCTCTCATCGCCTATCCTCCCAAGAACATTGTCCTCATAAAGTCGGCTGATAATCTTATCCAGTTCCTCACAGCGTTTTTGCTTTTGCTCATATTCGAGTGTGATTTGTTCCGCTTGCTTTTGTGAATCAGACTGATATTTCCGACTTAAAATCGACTTGAATTTATCCGTATTTTTGCGGTACTGAAACAAGTTACGCTGAATGTCGATCAGTACAAGCTCGTAAATTGTATCAAACGTAATGTAGTGCGAAGCGCAGTATTCTTTGCCGTGAGTTTTGTACATCCAACAGGAGTACGCTCCGTGATAACCGCCGTCTTTACGCTGTTTCTGCGAGTAAGTCAGGCAATGACCGCAATCCGAACAGTAGAGAAGTCCGGCAAACATCTGAACCTCTCCCGCCTTTGCAGGACGGTGCTTGGCATTCAGAATTTTGTGTACCGTATCCCACAGTTCCTGCGTAATGATAGGCTCGTGGCAGTTTTCAACCACGATCCAATCCTCTTTAGGATTGCGTACCTTTTCTTTACTTTTCATGGATTTGTTTCTCTGCTTGCCGTAAACAAGCTTGCCTAGATAGACTTCATTGTTGAGTATCGCGCGGATTGAAGTAACGTGCCAGTCAAATTCCTTGCGCCAGTAATCCGATTTGAAGTAATCCGGATTGTTGAGGTTGAAGTAGGCAATGGGAGTTAGTACCTTTTCTTCTCTAAATATTTTTGCCATTTTGTTGTAGCCAACACCCTCTGATGCAAGTCTGAAAATTCTTTTAACAACCTGTGCGGCAGGCTCGTCCACGATTAAATGATGACGGTCATTTGGGTCTATCTTGTAGCCGAACGGAGCTTTTGATCCGATAAACTGTCCGTCCCTCGCCTTAGCTTTTTTCGCCGCTTTGGTCTTTTTTGAAACGTCACGAGCGTACATTTCGTTGACTACATTCTTTATCGGGAACAGCAAATCGTCGCTGTTCACAAGAGAATCATAGTTATCGTCCGCCGCAATAAATCGGATATTGCTGTCGGTAAACCGTTGAACATACATACCTGCCTCGACATAATTTCGTCCAAACCGAGAAAGGTCTTTGACGATAACAAGATTGATTTTGCCCTCATCAATGTCCGAAAGCATTTTTTTGAAGGACGGTCTGTCAAAGTTCGTTCCGCTGCAACCGTCATCACAATAGAATTTGTAGTCTGTAATTTTATGATCTTTGCAGTACTGCTCAAGCAGAATTTTCTGAGTTTCGATAGAAACACTTCCTCCAAAGTTTCCGTCATCAACCGAAAGTCTGCAATAAAGTGCTGCCTTGTAATGCTGCTGTTTTTTCATAGTAACTCCTTTCTCAGCAGCGGATTTAATAAGCCTTGCGGTATCTTCCGCTCCACAAGTATATCACAACTATGCTGTAAATGCCAGTAAAATCCGCTGTCTGTAAAAATATTTGTTGAATGTTGCTAAGTCCGATTATTGAAATTTTACATTGTTACTAAGGAGCTGTTATTGATACGCTCTATTCCTTTTTGAAATTCATCGACTACCTCTCCGACCTGTTCGCCTGATTCCAGTTTGCGAAACATTAGTCTGCTGAGACTATCAGCTACATTGGTTTTACCCTCAAATGCAGACCACACACGATAGGTCACACCGTTGATGTAGTGATCGGTATATTCAGCCGACTGCACCTCTGTGTTGTCCTGACACAGAGGTTTATCAAGGCTGTATCTTTTAGTCTTTTCTTCTGCCATTCGCTTATCACGCTCCGTTTCATTACGTCGATTGTTAATTTTCGTATAAACAAATCAGTTCAGTCCTTTCATATTTAAATTTTGATGGTGCTAATTAGTTACGCACCATCTTAACTGTTTTTTAATATACAGCTTTTTTCTTGTCGTAAATTCACATTTTCCAATTACAACGCCTGAAAATATGCCGATTTTGTGCAGTCTTCTGCACTTACGACCCCTGAATCATTCAAAGCTCAAATTTATGACCCCATAAAAATTATGCACAATCATTTTGCTGAAACTGCGTATTTTCGGCACTTTTGCGGCGAGCTTTGCTCGTCCGCTGTGACTGTTTCGGGGGCTATGACCCCGAAACTTTAACTTGCAATGAAATATTTTACTTTGCTTTAACTGCTGCATATCCGGTATTTGTGCAGATTGACAATCGCCTTTTATTATCAGAATTAAAACCTCTCCCACATATCGCCCACAGCGGCTCACAAATCGCTTGTGTCGGCTTTTGAAATGCTTTTGCTAAACTTACCCGACAAAAAATCCAAGCCCGCAAATCGGCTTACGTTTGCCGATTTTGGTTGACAGTAACTTTGCCCGTTTTCAGTTACTGTCACACCTGCTGTCAGCACCGTAAACCAAGCATTTTCAAGGGTTTGCGAGGTATTGCTTATGCACTCCGTTGACAGTAACTCCGCTACCATTTTTACTGTCACTACTGTCACGCTCACAGTCGTAATGAAGAATTATCAGTCTGCCGTTTCTTGTTCGCTTGTACTGAAAATCAATTCCAAACTTTTTGAGAGTGTAACCGTTCTGCACCAGATCTCTTGTTACTCTGTTGGGATAAAACGTTTCATCGGAAACACTTTTCAGAACATTCACTAATTCCGAAGCTGTACCGCAGAAATCAATATGCTTCTTAAGATACACATACAGTGCAGCCAGAAAAATGTTATCTTTATTTTTGCAGTTGAGCGGCTCATCGGTGACGATCCACTTCTTTAAATTGCTGTCAAACTGCAAATTAATTTCTGCGTTTTCAATATCACGACCTACACAATGAAGCTTTGCTGTACGACTTCCACGCTTGCTTTCAATCAGAACCATGCTTCCGTCAACACAACCGCTTAAGCCTGTACTGCCTGAGATCATATTAAATGGATCGCTGTCAGCACACTTTCGTGTGTGATGCACAACTACGATTGTAATTTCAAGCTTGTCGGCAAGTGCTTTCATCACAGACAGTTCTTTGTAATCAGTGCCGTAGCCTGACTCCGATTCGTTACGCACCTTTTGCAGAGTGTCAATGAACACAACTTTTAAATCGTAATGCTCATTTTTAAAATCCGTAATCTGTTCTTCCAAGCCATTTCCAATCGCCTCAGACATAATTACGAAATACAATCTTTCCGCAGGCTCGTCCGTAATTTCGTAAAGACGATTTTGGATTCGTACATAGCTATCTTCCAGACACAAGTACAGCGCAGTTCCTTGTGTAGTTTGCTGACCTAATACCTTTTCTTCTTTCGCTATAGACAAGCACATATCAAGCGCAAGCCACGATTTTCCGACTTTTGGTGCTCCTGCTAAGATATACAGACCTTGTGCAAGCAGATTGTCAACTACAAATTCAATCGGTTTGTACACTGTGGTCATGATTTCCTCGCAGGACTTTGAGTTGAACTTTTTCAATTTATCAAGCCTCCTATTCAATTTTCAAGTTTCTGTTGCTTTTCGTTTTAATTTACTTTGTAAATCGCATTCAAATTTTTTACGCACATTAATTAAATTTCCGATATCAATATGTAACCAAAACAAAAAAGCCCGTACACTTTTCAGTTTCACGATTTTTACAAAAGGATATAGTTATCCCGTTGTTACCAAAATCGTGCCTGAAATATGTACGAGCTTAAAGCTCTAAAAGTATTTGCCGATATGTTTATCTAAGTAAGAGGCACTTACTGTTTAATTTTATGTTGAACTATGTCGTCCCTATTTAATATTATAGCATTGGAACACTCGTTTGTCAACAGCCTATTTAAATATTTTGCTCACTTTCAGTTATGGTCATTTAAAACGTAGCATTCATAATTCTGCATAAAAAACCGCCGCACAGATTTTAGTCTGTACAGCGATTACTTTTATCATGTATACAATATTTGATATTAAATCACAATATTTAATGGAAACATAATTACTGCTAATATGCAGGCTATGCCATCTAATAAGGCGTAATTTATTGGATTAATCAACATCAAAATCACTGATTCCCTTAATGACTTTGGATCACATTTAAATAGCAAAAACATATTTGACACAACCGTACTTATTATTGCACCAAAAATTATACCTATAAAGGAAAGTGCAAAGAACGATAAACAAGTTATGATCAATGAAATTAATATAACTATCAATATTGAAATAATATGTCCTGTCACATTGATTTTATTTTGATAGATTAAAATTAATGCAAGTAATCCACATATAATACCAATGCTCCCTCCTATATTCAAAATTATAGATTGATCATTTTTCATAAAGGATGATGCAATAATTACAATAATCTGCGGAATAATGACAAAAATAATTGGCACTATCATCGACATGATTTTTCCCTTTTTCATAAAATCAACTCGCTTTTAATTTGTGTAAATAATCATTAGCTAAAAAGTAATATGTTTCCGGCATATGACCGTTTACCATACCTCCTATATTTATAATGCCGGTCTTTGAGTCCGCACCAGATTTGCAAAATTCATTTTTAGCTTTTTGATACTTTTCTGCTACTTTAAAACCAACAGTGCCTTCCTCATAATGCAATATATGCCACTTCAAAATCTCGAACCGCTTTTTCTCTCCAAAAGTCTACCATCTTTGATATCTACGATAAAATCCGTACCGTAAAAATCATTGACAATCACACTGCCATTTTTATATGAAAGCCCAACATATGGAGTGTATTGCAGCTTTGGAAACCTTTTTTTTGCTGATTCTATCTGCCAAGTAATTTTACCATGAAAATCAACTGAGTAAACATTATCATTATTATCAATGTCATATGGAGTTTTTATTAGTACAATTACCTGTGAATCAAGAACAAGGACAGTATCAATCTCAAACTGAAATTTTACCAGCTCGTTATTAACATACAATGCATTTTTATGTATTTTTAAAATAGGCATAGTTAACCTCCGATATCATAATAATCGTTCGTTTGTGAACTTACCAATAAACTGACCCATTAAATCATATTGAGTTCCGCCGCCGTTCCCCCAATTTATTATTTTATTGGCGATTCCATAACGAACAGTACTTCCTGCAGGAATTTCAACATCACAAATATATTTAGGTTCATACTCCAAAGCAAATTTGTTTTTTATCTGTGACGGTGTTAGACCTTCAATTTGCTCAGCTTCCATTACCCAACCTCCGGTTAGTTTTCCAGACTCTCGATAAACCCTAACAAATTTTGTGTTTTCTTTAAGTTTAACGGTTATGGTCTTTGTCCCAGGTTGATAGGGTGGTTTGTAGTTAGAATTGGTTTTAAATTCGCTGTTTACTTTTTCAGCTGATTCTATTTTGACAATATCGCCTTTTTGAGATATTTTAGAAATATCATCTAATGCAGCTTGCTGTTTTTTAGATAATTCAAAAGAATTAACAGCTTTGGTGTTCTTAGCCTGAAAAGCATTTTCTAACACCCAAGTAGATAAGAAAAACTGAAAAGATTGTGTCCAACTTGTATAACCTATGCTCATTATCTGAGACCAAGAAGTTTCGTCTCTATAATTAAAATATTCTGTATAATAAATTTGGAATGCAGCTTTATCGCATTTATACCCTAATGACGCTAAATCCTCAATCACTTCGTCAATCGCATAATCAGCATGTCTGCGATAAACATTTATGTAATCTATCGCAATAATTGGGGAGCATTCGAATCTTTCACAAAATTGTGCCAAATACTGTATTTCAAAAAGTTCAGCTGAATCAAAAAAGTCAATAATTTTTAATTGGTCATCAGTTGCAGGATGAATCGGGTCAAAATCGCTGTCATCATCTAACCCATCTCCATCAGTATCCTCATTCCAAGGATCCGAGTTGTATCTGAACACTAATGAAGAATATTCCGCATGGCCGCCTGTAGAATCCTTTTTGATTACAAACTTAGGATTTTCGATTGAAATTTCTTCTCCATCAAGCAATCCGTCCCCGTCACAATCCGGATTTTCAGGATCGGTATAGAAAATCTGTGCATTAGAAACAACCAATCCCGAAACCTCAAATTCATCTGGAAGACCGTCGCCGTCCAGATCCTCCATGTTCTGAAGATCAAAATGATTATCTCTTGACAAATCGTTATAAATAGCTTCAAGCTCCTCGGCAGTCGCTGCCGCAAAGAATTGTCCTCCGGTAGACTCGGCATATGATTTCAGCCTGCTGTTGCTTGCACCGTAACCTAAACCAATCGTATGTATTTTTATCTTTTTATCCTGCGCCTTTTGTATATACTCCTCTGATATATTTACATCTCCGTCAGACAGAAGAATAATATGTCTGGTATACCAATGTTCAACGCTTTCCAATTCATCAATGGCGATCTTAACGGCAGCCTGTGCATTTGTGCCACCTGAATTATATGGCTTTACTGCACTCTTTAGCATATCCTTATCATTTGAAAAACCGCTTACAAGCTTAGCAGAGCTTTCATAACTGATCAGAGCCGTTTTGTCAGTCAATGTCATTGAATCTATATAATTATCTATTGCAAGCTTTCTGTAGCAGGTAGGATAAGAATAAGCTATCGTCCCGTCCTCGTTATATATATTATAATTAAAGGTACGGTCATTGCTACTCATACTTCCCGAACAGTCGTAACAAATCACGGTAGCAAGCGGTTCGTAGGTATCTTCAAAATAAAGTGAAGCTTTTTTCCAAGCATTGAACCACTCTACTTTGTCCACCAGCATATACTTACTGAAGTGTGTAGTCTCCACGCTTACAGTTGAATTATCCTCATCAAGCACAGTGTCCAGCTCAACAAAATTGTCATTTTCTTCATCATACCATAAAAACAGCAGATTGTCAAATTCGGTATCACCAAGCTTAGACTTATCGATCACATAAGTAAGCGTAGCAGTATCAAACTGTGAAGTCGTTTCAATTGAGAAAGGCTCGCCCACAAGACCGACAACATCAGAGCAAAGTATATCCTTGTTCATAATGCTCTCAACAGTTGTTGTCTTTTGGAGATTTCCCGTGCCCTCCATAGTTACATGAACCTCGGTTACAGCACAATCCTCGTTTTCAACCTTGTGAATAAATGTCTGTGAACGTTTTTCATCACCATCGGAAATGCCGTTGCCGTCGCTATCGGGATTCAGAGGATCGGTTTCAAAGTAGATCTCGTCTCCGTCATCAAGTCCGTCATCATCGGTGTCAACCTTGAGAGGGTCTGTTCCGTAAGTGTTAATTTCCTCGCCGTCTTTGAGTCCGTCGCCGTCGGTATCTTCGTTGTAAGGCTCAGTGCCCTGCTCGTACTCCTGAAGATTTGTTAAACCATCTTCATCAAAATCCTCGTCGCAGTCAAGAACGCCGTTATCATCGGTATCGGGCTTTGTAGGATCAGTTCCCAGCGTTAATGCCTCATATCCATCTGGTAAACCATCACCGTCCGTATCCGGATTATACGGATCGGAGCCGATTTCTTTTTCAATAAGGTTAGGCAGACCGTCCTCGTCCGTATCGGCAAGATACTGCCAGTCATCAAACGTCCAACTAAGTTCTTCGGATTCTGTACCGACAAGCTCTGCCCACGAACTGCTATAATTGATATTAGCTCCGTATCCGTCGATAACAACATTCTGAGCAATGATAAGTCCGTTCATATTGAAGTTGTCGCAGTCTATGGTAACAGTTCCGAACGGAGCATAAATCAGACCATTTACAGTTGCCTGACTGTTTGTAATATCAATATCTCCGAACTTTGAATAGATAACCGTATTATTTCCGTTAAGATTACCGCCTGTAAGATCAACATCCGAAACAGCTCCGACAGCGTTATTCAGGCTGATATTGCCGTCCAAACTCAGTCTGCCCATAACGTAGACAGAATTATTTATATTAATATTCATATCGGAATATGTATAATCTTCGTTGTATGTATCGCAGTTTTCGGTAAAATATTTGTCTGCAAGCTTGGTATGAATGAGTATCATATCCTTGTTGACGTCAAATACATCTTCGGTTTCTTACTCTGCGTTGTCTTCATCAGTAATATCGTCAGCATCTGTAACAGTACCATTGATATTAGGATATTGTGCAGTTGTCGAGAAAACTCCGTTTGTGTAAGCATTACCGTTTAAGGTGAAACTGTCTGTATTGACAGTAATGCCTGCGTCTTCATCAGCGGCAAAAACAGCATAAGGGTACTTTGCTGTTTTCTCAGCAGATGCGGGCATAACCGCAGCTGCACTTGCGGTCATAGCTAAAGCGAGTGCGCCGGACAACATTCGTTTCAATCGTGCCTTTGTTTTTGTTTTAAACATTTCTTTTACGTCCGTTATTTTATTAATGAAACTTGTTAAGTTAAAACAAACCTCTTGTTAATAATTATATAATATTAACAACCAAAAATCAACAATATTTATAAAAAATATATTTAAATTCTAAATTTCAGAACTTACACTAATTTTAAGTTAATTAAATTAAGAATATTGTAATTTTTAAACAAATGTTCTACATTATTCGATTATTTACGACAATAAGCGACACATTTAATTTAATGTTTTGCATAATCAGTTTTATATATTTTCTAATTATTACAGAGAATTATTGTTTTATTTTCAAAAAAAGACTTCGGAATCAAAATCCCGAAGTCCAAAAGCTGATAGTCGGACTCAAACCGTAAGCGTAAAATAACCCGCGTTTATTTACAGCAGAAAAAGACCTCGCCGAAAAACACAGCGAGGTTAAGAGCGTATTAGTTTTTCCACGGCAAAAGAATTGTGCCATTCGGTTTTGAGAACAACCTGGTCAAGTATTTTTCAGCGGGCAGGTTACTCATCCATTCGTCATGTGTACGCTTTGCCTTGCACTAATGCCACACATTTCTCACGGAGCTTACGACATGTTCTTTTCCTCCTGTGTCTAATTTGATCCAACACACTCTATAGACTAACATAGATTTTCTCATCCGCTCTATAGAGTTGCTTGGACTTTATTATACACCAAAGTTCAATTGTTTGGAAGTCGTGGATTTATTTTACGCTTTCTTTGCTTTTAGCCTGGGCCTTTGAGAAACTAAAAAAGTTTATGCATAATATGACAAAACCCTCCTAATGTCTAGAAGGGTTCTATGGAGCTGGAAACGTGACTTGAACACGCGACCTGCTCATTACGAATGAGCTGCTCTACCAACTGAGCTATTCCAGCATATATTAAATTTTTCTGTTAGCTTATTTGATCCGCCGCCGTGTCGCTTTATCAACAACCCACGACCTGCTCATTACGAATGAGCTGCTCTACCAACTGAGCCATATCAGCACATCAGACCTAAGTATTATACACCAAAACCACACATTTGTCAACATCAATTCAAGATTTTTCTCAAAGTAAATTCAAGATTTTTTTCAAAGCTTTGCAAAATCCCTATCAAATAGTCATATCATATGTACCTTGTAAGTATAATGTATGAAATAAATACGTTTTCTTTCCACATCGTTATTTTGCACAATAAAAAAACGCTGAAATATGCTTAAACGTTTCAAAATATCTTCGCAAACACCGAATATTCCAACTTCTCCGATCAAATGACTATCATATTTTCATATCAAGATAATATTTTAACAATATCATATGTCACAACACACTTTTCAACAATTATTATCCGAAAACGTTTAACGAATAAAGTTGCTTAATGGTTTTTGTAATTTCACATAACATAATTGTATACAAAAGAAATGTTTATATACATTTTTCACATACCACACAGCCTGGTTTCATATACCCCTCAGAAAACGCAGTGCATTTTCGCAGCTTTTTGATTAGCCTGTCAGTTCCTTTGTAACAAATCGATTACAATTGTCCAAATAGCATCGTTAAAATGCACAAAAGTAAAGTTGAAAAATTGGCTAAACCTCCATAATTTATTACAGAGGGCATAAAAATGTGAAAAAAGACTTGAAATTATGCCGAGAATATTGTATATTTTTATTAACGGAAACGTTTGAAATAAGTTTTCACGGAAAACGTCAAGCGTAAACGTTTAAAATCTACGGAAAGGCGGAAATATCATTGGTTTCCTTAAAAGACATTTCCGTTCGCTGCGGAGTATCCGTCGCAACCGTAAGCAAAGCCCTCAACGGCCATAAGGACGTAAGCGAGGCAACAAGAGAAAGACTTATGAAAGCCGCCAAAGAAATGGGCTACTTCCCAAATTCTCAGGCAAGAGCTTTAAAGACCAACAGGACCTATAATCTCGGGGTCATGTATCTCGACGAAGCAGGAAGCGGTCTTACCCATGAGTTTTTTGCAAAGGTGCTTGACAGCTTTAAGACTACGGCTGAAGCAGCAGGATATGATATAACCTTTATAAATAGAGATGTGGGCAAGCAGAAAATGTCTACATACGAACATTGCAAATACCGCAATGTTGACGGTGTTATCATTGCCTGTACGGATTTTACGTCGCAGGACGTGTACGAGGTGATAAACGGAGATATACCAGTGGTCACGATCGACCACATCTTCGATTGCAGAACAGCGATCATGTCCAATAATGAAAAAGGTATGGAAGAGCTTATCAACTATGTGACGAAGATGGGACATAGGAAGATCGCTTTTATCCAGGGCAACAGATCGGCAGTAGCCGAAAGACGTCTGGCAGGCTTCTATAAGGCTTGTATGACAAGAGGAATTTCAGTTGAACCCGATTGGATACTTAACGGTGATTATCACAACCCTGATCTGACTTATAAGCTGACAAAAGAACTTCTTAGCAGAGAGAACAAACCGACCTGCGTTTTCATGCCCGATGATTATTCAGCAATGGGAGCTTTCAATGCAGTCAAGGAAATGGGTCTTTCAGTACCGGAGGATATCTCGATAGTGGGCTACGACGGAATAGCTTATTCACAGCTTCTCTCTCCAAAGCTTACGACTTATCTTCAGGACACAGACCTTATCGGTGTAACAGCCGCAAAACAGCTGGTTTCACTGATAGAAAACCCACAGACCACCTTTAAAGAGGTGATAACAGTCGACGGAAAGCTGCTGGAAGGCGGCTCGGTAAGCGACATCAATTAATTCAAGGCATTAATTTTCCGCAGAAATGCTGCGGAGCAAATCAAATAAACTAATGCGATTTTAAGGAGGAAAATTATTATGGCAAATCTTAAGAAAGTACTTGCAGGTTCATTGAGCCTCTGTCTGGCAGCTTCAATGTTCACAGCTTGCGGCAGCTCAGATTCATCTTCAACACCTGATGCTAAGGGCGGCACAACATCAAAGGCTGGCGACGGCACAGGTATCAACAAGGACAAAGACAGAGTAAACACAGCAGAGCTTCACGGTGTAGATTCATCAGAGGATTCAAAGAAGACTCTTACAATTTACTGCTGGAACACAGAGTTCAAGTCAAGACTTGATAAGTACTATCCACAGGGCACATCAAACGAGCTTACATACAACGAGCTTGCTGATGGTTCTAAGGAGATCGCAACTATCAACGGCGTTAAGCTGAATTGGGTACAGGTTGAAAACGAAGGTAACGCTTACCAGACAAAGTTGGACGAGGCTCTTAAGGGTCAGCAGGACAGCACAGAGAAGGTAGATATGTTCCTTATGGAAGCTGACTACGCTCTGAAATATGCTAACGGCGACGTTGCACTTTCTATTCAGGACCTCGGCATCACAGACGACGATATGTCACAGATGTATCAGTACACAAAGGACGTTGCAACAGATACAAAATCAGGCGAGCTGAAGGGTGTATCATGGCAGGCAACTCCAGGTCTGTTCCTCTACAACACAAAAATCGCTGAGGACGTTCTCGGCACAAGCGATCCAGAGAAGGTTCAGGAAGCTGTTAAGGATTGGGATACATTCACAGCAACAGCTCAGAAGATGGCTGACAAGGGCTACAAGATGGTATCCGGTTTCGATGATACATACAGATGCTTCTCAAACAATATGTCTAGCCCATGGGTAACAGACAACAAGATCACAATTGACCCACAGATCAAGGCTTGGGCTGACCAGACTAAGGAATACACAGACAAGGGCTACAACAACAAGACTTCCCTTTGGGACGATGCTTGGGCTGCTGGCCAGAAGATCGACGGTGGCGTATTCGGCTACTTCTTCTCAACATGGGGCATTCCTTTCACACTTCTTCCAAACACAGTTGACGAAGAGATCAAGGCTGATGGTTCAAACGCTAAGGAAGGCAACGGCGGTTATGGTCTCTGGAAGGCTTGCTCAGGCCCACAGGCTTACTACTGGGGCGGTACATGGATCTGCGGTGCTATCGACTCCGATAACCAGGATATCGTTGCTGATATCATGAAGGTTATGACTTGCAACAAGGACGTAGCTAAGGCTATCACTGAGGGCGAGCAGGACTACACAAACAACAAGGCTGCTATCAAGGAGCTTATCGACGGCGGTTATACAAACGCATTCCTCGGCGGACAGGATCACCTTGCACTTCTTACAGAAGCTGCTGACAAGATCTCTCTCGAGAACAAGCTTTCTGCTTATGACCAGGGCTGCAACGAGAAATTCCAGGGTGCTATGAAGGACTACTTCCTCGGCACAGTTGATTCATATGAGGCTGCTCTTGAGAACTTCAAGAAGAACATCACAGACCTCTATGGTAACCTTACTTGCGATTTCTAATCGTATAAAAAAACAGTATCTAATTAAATATAGGGGGTGGAGGTTATCCCCCCCTATTATTTATTAATCTCACGAAAGGAATAGGTATACTTATATGAAGAGAAAAAGCATAAGCTATGCCAAGTGGGGATATGTTTTCCTTATCCCATTCTTTGTAGTTTACATCATCTTCTCACTATATCCTCTGTTCCAGACTTTCTATTACAGCTTTACAGACTATGTTAAGGATCAGGGCTCTATCGGCGGTGGTTGGACAAGACAGGCTGTCGAAGTAACACCGACATTCTGCGGTTTTGATAACTATTCAACAATATTCACATCAGGAAGTGATCTGCTTCAGTCATTCTGGAATACGATCATTATGTGGATCGTAGGATTTATCCCACAGATCGTTATCTCTCTTATCCTTGCAGTATGGTTCACTGACCTTCGTCTTAAGATAAAGGCTCAGGGATTCTTCAAGGCTGTTATCTATCTTCCAAACGTAATCATGGCATCTGCTTTTGCATTTCTGTTCTACAGCTTGTTCAGCAGAGGCGGCGCTATCTATGATCTTATCAAGGTACCGCTCCTTGAAAGCGTTTGGGGATCAAGAGGTGTAGTTGGACTCATCAACTTCATACTTTGGTATGGTAATACAACAATTCTTCTTATGGCTGCTATCATGGGTGTTGATACATCACTCTATGAGTCAGCACAGATCGACGGTGCAACTTCCAGCCAGACATTCTGGAAGATCACAATTCCGCTCATCAAGCCTATCATGTCATATGTTCTTGTAACATCACTCATCGGTGGACTTCAGATGTACGACGTACCTGCCCTCCTCACAAAGGATATGGGTAGCCCTAACGGAAAACTTAAGACCGTCGTAATGATAATCCAGGCAAATAAGCAGGGCGACATCGGTAAGGCGTCTGCACTCTGCGTAATAATCTTTATCGTTTCCGCTGTTATCGGACTTGCACTTATGTTTGCGTCTGCTGACCATGACGGAAAGAAGAAAAAGAAGAAAAGGGGGTAAGCTGAAATGCCAAGAAGTACTGAAATAGTTGGTGAAAAGACAAATAGTACTGGTCTTATCATACATAGGATAATAGCTTATGTTGTCCTTGTTCTTTTGGTCGTTGTTTCACTTTTCCCATTCTATCTTTTGATAATCAACGCAACACGAGGCAGATCACAGGCAGGTATCAGGTGGTATCCTGACCACTTCCTCGCAACAAACTTCAAGAACCTTTTCAGCGGTTCAACAGCCGTAGCATACGGAAGCGTATGGCGTTCACTGGCTAACTCACTGTTCATATCAGCTTGTGCTTCATTGCTCAGCGTATACTTCTCAGCACTGACAGCATATGCAACACACGTTTACCAGTTCAAGCTGAGAAAGTTCGCAGATATGTTCATTCTCATCGTAATGATGGTTCCAACACAGGCTTCAGCTATCGGTTTCTACCAGTTCATGAACAAACTTGGCTGGACAGATACTTATATTCCGCTGATAATTCCTGCTGTCGCAGCACCAGCTACATACTACTTCATGAAGCAGTATATGGCGTCTGCACTTCCGCTTGAGATCGTAGAAGCCGCCCGTATCGACGGTTGCGGAGAGTTCAAGACCTTCAACAAGATCGTTACTCCTATCCTCAAGCCTGCATTCGCAGTTCAGATCATCTTTACATTCGTAACAAACTGGAACAACTACTTTATGCCAAGACTTATTCTTACATCAAAGAGTAAGTACACAATCCCTCTGGTACTCAACGCAATGCGTTATGCAGGACCACAGGAGAAGGACGTGGGAATGTTCAGCTTGTACATCGTACTTGCTATCCTCCCTGTAGTAATTGTTTACCTTTGTCTTTCAAAGTTCATCATTCGTGGTGTTGCTCTGGGAAGCGTAAAGGGTTAATACGAAGCTTCAAACAGCGTACAGTTTTTCTGTACGCTGTTTTTTTGCTCTATTCATTCCTTACTTCTCTTTCCTATTCACATAAAAGCTTCGTTTGCATACCTTTGCTATTGACCGTTATCTCCATTCTGCTCACTCTTTTTCCATTTACGCCATATCCATTACAAATTATTTTATCAGTGATATCCTCACCGCAATACCCCTCATAAGTGATATGCTCCACCAAATACTCCCTCTCTGCAAACTCTATCCTATCTTTAAGCCCGACAACTACATTATTGAGCCACTGCTTATCAAGACCATAATACTTCTCCCTCGTGATACCATGTGGTATAGTTTTACCGCTTGAATAGCTATATCCATACTCCCCGTCCACGTTTTTCATATATATCTTCGACAGCATCGATCTCGTATCAAGCTGTTTGCCGTATTCAATAATACGCTGAGTACCGATATTCACCGAAAGGATACTCAGCGACACATTGACCTGCCTGTCCCCTCTGATATATGCACGCCTGCCGTAAGCCTTGACCGCATATACGCCGATAGCCTCCCATAGTGTAGACTTCTCTTTGATGTTCACATAGTTCACAGTGTCAGTTCCACTCTCGTAGGTTATCTCACTTGAGGGACTGTAGCTCTTCATAATATCCGTCAAACTCACCTTAGACCATACCCCGGGTTCAGGCTCGTTCTGCCCCAGCATAAGTGTTATCCCACGGCTTATAAGTTCAAGAACTGTTTTTCCACCTCTCACCCTTGTTCTGATGTAATCCGCAGGACCGTAGTGCATACGCCTGCTGCCTATATAAAGTGCCACACGCCTGATATTGTTAAGATTTATGCTGTTATTCAGAAAAACAGACGCTCTAAGTTCACTGTATGGCGTATAGCGGTCTTTCACAAGCCTTGCTGAAACAATGTTTCTATAGTCCAAATTGCCGCTGCCAATAATTTCAAACCTGATGTATATCTTCGCCATTATTCCGCCCCCCTAAGCTTTATCATAAGGCTTCCGATCATCCTGTCAGGCTGAAAATCCATTTCTATCTCTGAGAGTATGTATCCGCTGTATAAGACCCCGTCTGCCGTGAAATTGATCGCCTTTCCTCCGTTCTCGCTTAGAGCAGCCCAAGCGTAAGCCTTGTCCGACGGAGCGATCCTGCCGCTGAACTGAAATATCTCCGCCGCCTTACCTGAGATATTTCGCAAAATACCATTCACAGCCTTTGTTTCCTCCTGAATGTAACCTCCGCTTCGTTTAACTCCGTCCATGTAAAATGAACGTGTGCCGATGTCAAGCTTTATCTTTCCCTTTTTACTCACTTATATCCTCCTCACTGCAAATGCCGATACTAAGCTCTGCCTGCCTTTCGAGCCTGTGAAGTGGCAATGTCTGAACTGCGCTTCCAAGCTTTACTCTCTTTACATTCAGAACCTCGCTTTTTGCAAGCTCCGCCATAACGCTTTCACACTTTTCCTGAAGCTCCTCCGTGTCATCGTATTTTCCTGCCTTGCCCATGAGCCGCAGGTCGATATGACATATATACTCAGTGTAAAGCTTTTTGCCGCCCTGCCCAATGACTTCATCGACCACATCATAGCCTTTAAGTCCATAGAAGCCAATTGCTTCCCCGCTGTGCAATAGACTGTCAGCCGATGTGTATTCACCCATTGCAGTAAAGCCTGCTCCGTCAAGTATCTTTTTTATCTCTGCCGCCATTTCTGTCCAGACTGTCATGGCTCGTCCTCCTTCCTAATATGCGATAACGGCATTGAATACAAAGCCGTCCTTTGAGAAAAATCTTTCCGCCCTTGAAACTGCACTGTCACGAAGCTCTCTTGCCGCCTTTATCCTGTTCTCCTCGTCAAAAGCCTCCACCGCCTTGCCCTGTGTCGTAAACATGATCTTGTATTCAGCGGCTTTCAGACAAATAAATCTGTAAAAGACCTCCGCTGCCGCCGCAAATTCGCATATAGCCGTCCCACCCTCAGCGACCATTCGCTCCTGGTCAACAGCCTTTTCCATTTCGTCAGCACACACCGTTATAAGCCCTGCATACACCTCAGCCGACGTGCTGTCAAGTCCGCTTAGCTCCATGAAATTGCTTTTTACATTGTCTTTGCTTATTGCCATTTTCCTGCTCCTTTCAAAAAATATACCCGCCCACCGTCCCTTTTTCATTATCCTCTCAGCTTACTTTGTAGTTTTCAGCGTCTTTACAGCACCGCTCGTAAGTACAGAGAAACCTGCAAGCACTGAGCAAACGATCTCGTTGCACTGATTAGTAAGAAGCTTATCGTAGTCCACGATAACATCTCCTCCAAGCACCATTTCAACAGCACTGCTCTGGTCGATGCCCACCGCAATACCGCCTGTGAGCTGAGGGCATTTTACAAGCGTTACACCATATGGCGTCTGAACTGTGCCGCCTGCCATATAGTCGCCAATGCAGTATTTCATCTCGTCCATAGCAAGGATCTTAGCCATAACATCAGGAGTACAGATCATGGTCGTCATGTTAAACTCGCCCATGGAAGCCCAAAAAGCCGCCAGATCAGCGTAAGTAAGCTCGCTGCCAATAAGAGTCTGAGCTGTAATACCTCTTGTTATCTCAGACATGGCAAGACTGTTCACATCTCTGCTTATAGTCGCCCCAAGGTTTTTCAGCACCACGCCGAAAGCCTCAAGCTTCTGCTTCCTTACAGACTCAAAAGAACAGTTAAGACGTCTTGCAAACTTTGTGAGAGTCTTACTGGAGGTGCTAAGTCTGACAGTTGTGATAGGCACATTTCCACCCTCTGCCACAACGTCAGTTGAACCTGACTTTGTAACGTTCAGACCTCTGAAATCCACTCCGTCAGTGTATGAAACAGCCGCCGCTACCTTGCCCATGATAGAAGCCTCGTCCATGCCCTGCTTGACAGTGCGTCTTATGTACTCAGGGAAAAGCACTGCCGACTCAGTGGAAATGAAGAATTTCTCCACCCTGTCAGAATTTGCACCCTTTACCTTGATGTCAAAACGCTTGAGCTGTCTTTCAAAAGCGTCAAGACCTTTAAGCTCGGTGTTCTCATAGTTTGCATCAGGATCAAGCTCAGCCAGCGCCTGTGTGAATGTCTTGCCTGTGATAGAATAAAGTCCCTTTTCAAGTTTGATATTGTTGTACATATTATTTTCTCCTTTTCGATAATTAAAGTTGTCCGATTTTTTGTACTGATTTTCGTATCATCGAAAACCATTTGTCTTTTCGGGTGAACACTGTTCGCCCCTACAGTGATGATATCACATTCTGGCATTTAAGCCCCTATCTCCACATTGTCATCGCCCCCTTTCACATCTGTCCCTTACATCTTGTAATCCCCCGTGATAAAGCTCTCTCTTTCGGCTTTGTAGACCTCCTCATTCTCAGCTGCCTGCTTTTCAAGCCTGCCACGGAAGTCAATAAGCTCCGTGACTGTCATAAGCTCCGCAAGTTCTTTCACACGCTTTGCACTCATAAAAGGCTTGCAGAAATAGCTGAGCCTTAAAACGTCCTTTTCAAAGGCTTCCCTCGCAAGGGCAAGCTCATAGCTCTTGTCGGTGCTTTCATGCTTCTCCCTTAAAGCAAAACGCTTCGTTACCCCTGCATTCACCTGTGCAGGCACTGCCACGAACGACCACTCGTAAGCGTCAAGCGGCTCGTCAAGAATGTGATAACACAGCTTACCGCCGTATTCACCGCCCTTTTCATGGTCACAGCCGCCCTTATACAAATCCGCTCCGCATACAGAGCAAAGCTTCTTTCCCATGGTGCAGCTAACGGATACCTCTTTCTTTATTCCGCCCTGGATCTCGCTTATAAGGTCGCCGTTAGAAGCAGTTCGCACCATGTAAGCCTTTGCCATAAGCCTGCGGTAGACCTCTCCGTCTGTCGTAGTTTTCTCAGGCAGAGTTTCCACCCAAGTGTCGAATATTCTGGCAGTCTGCTTTGAGCTTTTAGGGTCATGGTCGAAAATACCCGTTCTGCCCTTAAAAAGCTCCGCAAGCTTCTCCAACGCGCCTGATGAAAACTTTTCACCATCTCTGTCAATGTCATTGTCACAAAGCGCCACCCTGAAAACAAAGACCTTGTCCTCCGTGAGCGGCTCTCTCGCATAGCCGTTTATCTTTTCAAGCTCCTCGCCTGATACTGTTTCGCTCATTGCATTTCCTCCTTTTTTCTCTCGTTCTCTACCCTTTCGTTTTCAAGCTCCGCCGCCTTAGCCTGCGCATTGTAAAGCCTTGACTTCGCCAACGCTTCCTCGTCCTGAAGATTTATGTTGTCCCACTCTATCTCCACCCCACAAGCATATCCGTTAAGCCTTAAAAACGCCTCGCATATCTCTCTGAGTATAGGTTCAAGCAGTCTGCGGTAATATTCAAGCTCACTTGTGAGGATATCCGATTGCTGTGCAGACATTCGCTCAGTGGTTGACCAGTTCAGCCCAAGCAAAAACGGTGGTATTGAAAGCTTCGCTACAAGCTGTTCCATAAGCTGTCTGACAGGTATCTCCGTGTCTATCATCTGATTGTCAGCACCTATGACCTTTATGTCCACATCACCCACAGCCACAAAATCCTGCACCGAGCCGTTTCGTGAGGCTCTCATGCCCCTGCTCCATTCCTGAGCTATCTGCTCTGCACGCTCCTTGGCTCTCGCCCTGTCGCTCTCCCCCTCAGGGTGATAAGTCACCGCATAGCGCACATTTCCTACCCTGTCGAAGTTCTGCCCCATGCACTCGTAAATTCGCATAAGTATCTCGCTCAGCGCAGGCAATCCACGGAGTATGGACACCCCGTCCGGGTGCTTAGGACTAGGATTGAGCGCCGTGTAGAGCAGTTTTTCAGGACTTCTTACTGGTATCTCCTCACCGCTTCCCATGTAAAAAATACGTTTTTCAAAAGCGTTCCTGCCCTCACGCACTCTGTACAAAGTCGGGTCGCCAACATATATCCCCTTGACCTTGCCTGTCCTGTAATCTGCATATATCCTGCCTATCGCCTTGCCGTATGTAAGCAGTGAATCCAGATACATATCCGCAAAAGTGTAAATGGACTTTCCCGACACCCCCACGGAAACCTCTCTGCAAAACCTGTCAAGCTCCACCTGCGCCCTCTCGTCACAAGCCGTGACCTTAAAGCCCCCTGTGAGCCTTATTATCTTGCCGAAACAAGCGTCGATGATCGGCACGTTCGCCCTGAGCGCGTCATAAAGCTCCTGCTGAAAAGCCCCCTCAGGCGCAAGCCTGTAATGAAACCCCGACTCTCTGTCAGAGCCTGCCGTGTTCGGCACAAATTCACGGACCTTCTTTCTGAAAATACTCATTTTCTCTCCTTTCTTTCTGTACACTTTTTTGTACTAATGCTCAACTGTCAGTACAAAAAAGTCGTCCTTTTCACGCCCCAGACATTCTGCTGCAAAGTATCTCATATCGTCCATGGCGTGATCGTTCTCTTTCACAGGTGCGTCCTTTCCTGCCTTTTCGTCCCAGCGGTAAAGATTTATCTCACGAAGCGTATCACGACACCTGCGGTTTATCCTTATCCTGCCGTCCTTTATGCAGTCCGACACAAGCCTGATACCCGAAACAACGTCGTTCTTTGCAGGCTGGACAGTGAATTTTCCATGCCTGCGTATGCACTGTATGAACGAAGCCGCCGAGGGGTCGCAAATGACCTTTTCGATGCAAAGCCCGTCGGCAAGCTCTTCAAGCCCCTTGTAATGCTCCTCGTCAGTTTTCTGCATACCTTCACGTCGAGAATCATAGTAATACTCCCTGAGCCTGTACCATACTCCACCACTCTCGCCCCAAAGCCCGAAGCTTGAAGGATTTACAGTGCCGTAATCACAGCTTATAACATACCGCTCGCACTGTATATCCCCTTCAAAGACGTTTTTCTCCTCGTCGAACATAGGGTAAACAAGCCCCTCTGCCGCCGTCCATTTGCCAAGTACAAAACGCTCGTAAAACGTCCCCGTATATATCCTGTGATAGCGTTCTATCACTGCCCTGTCAAGGGTCGGATTGTCCTCCAGAACAAAATGTCTGTAGATAAGCCGTTTTTCCTCCGCCTTGTCTATCCACTCTTTCTTGAACCAGTGGTAAGGATTGTCAGGATTGCAGTTAAACCACAGCTTGCTCCCCGCCACCGAACACCTTGCCACAGCCTGCTCTATAAAGCTTCTGGGCATAAGTGCCGCCTCGTCAAGAAGCACCCCCGCAAGGGTCACGCCCTGGATAAGAGAGGGCGAGCCTTCGTCCCTGCCGCCAAAGTAGTAAAACCTGTTTTTCCTGCCGCAAAAGCTCACGTCCATATAGTTCTTTGACGCGACCTCCACAGCCGTCATGCCCATGGCTTTCATATATCCCCTGAGCGCAGGCAGGATATTTCTTTTCAGCGACACGATAGTTTTTGAGCATAGCCCAAAAATGCACTCGTCAAAATTAGTCATTGCCCATGTCATAAAAGACGCCGACAAACAAAAGGTCTTGCCCGATCTGACCGCACCGTCACAGATTATCCCGTCGTAATCACTAAGATCCCGTGCCGTCCACCATCTGAAAACAAACCTCTGATTTTCCGACAGCCTTGTTATTTTCAC